CCCCCTTCGGGGGTCTCTGTGTCCGCGAGGGCACTTTACTTCTACGGAGGTCTAACTATTTTGGCTAAACGTGACTTTATCAAGTGGGCGTTGGAGAAAGGCTGGCTCATTCTTCCGCGGCGAAAGTCGCATAAGAATTTGTCTTGGCGTCTCTCTCGTAGAGCGCGCAAGAAGACATATCATGTCTCCGGTTCTATCTCCAGGTATCGCGAGAAAGCTTTACCCGGACACGACACCGGTGTAAAGAATATTCTTGCGGGTGTTACATTACTAGGTACATACCGTACCTATACTAATGGAATACTCACCTCGTCGAAGCTTCGAAAAGCAACGACGAATACGTCCGCTTCCCTTCACCAAGTGAAGACCTGGGATGAAAAACATCCCGGGCCTCCATATCGGTCGGGAGGGCCCTTTAAGAGCCTTGAATATCACGTTCCGACTTCGGATTTGTCGAAGAGCGGTTCGTATAATTCTCAGGGTAATCCGAACATAAGTCCGGAACTGAGAACCTATACTGGGGTCTTTCGACCCTCGTCTGACTGGGGATCGGATAATAGTAATATTACCTTTCCCAATTCAGGCTTATCCGCTTTTCCTACACTTAGCCAATACCACTCTCGGGCTTGGGATTACTGCAAGCCTCAAGTTCCTAAGGCTGGCCTAGCTCAATTCGCAGTTGAACTGCGAGATCTGCCAGGTATGCTCGAAACTTCGGCCAATGACGCTGCAAACTTGTGGCGTTCTTTGGGCGGAGGCTATAGCTCGGTTATAATGCAACCAAAGCATTTAGCCGACAGCTTTCTGAACCACAACTTTGGTTGGGTCCCTTTCATTGGAGACATCTTAAAACTATATGATGTCTACAAAAACACGGAAAAGTATATCGAACAAACTGTTCGACATAATCATACGTGGATGAAGCGGGCGAGAGTGATCGAAGAGAGCGATACCAACACGCGATTAAATCGTTTCTATTCATCAGGAACGGAACCTTCCAATCTTGATGAAGATATGAAAGAGATTTGTCGCGATATGGTACTTGACGGTAATACATGTCGTGGCTACTGCGATATTTACTCACACTCTCTTACGAGAGTGTGGGCCGCAGGGTCTTTTATGTATTATCGACCGGAGTTTGATGATAACCTACTGGATTATTCGTCACAGTGGGCGAACGTACAACGTATGTTAACTATATACGGTGCACGCATCAATCCGACTCTCCTCTGGAAAGTTACGCCTTGGACATGGCTAATCGACTGGTTTACGGGCATCGGGAAATTCATCGAATTTCACGATGATTTCGTAACAGATGGAATCGTGTCACGATATCTCTACTGTATGAGGTCCGAAGAAAGTACAATCTCTAAAGTTTGTACTTTAAATTTTTACTCCGGTCCTCGTACCTTTACTTTTCAGCGACGAAGGTCGCTGAAGCAAAGGGAAGTAGCAGATTCGCCGTATGGGTTTAACCAGCCTTGGGGAGTTCTCTCCCTAAAGCAATGGGCAATCCTTGGTGCGATCGGGATAACCCGAACAAACTCAGGATTTATTTCTCATGGGGCATAGCCCGGAGAGTGCACTGGAGAGTGCATCTCTCTTACTCATGAGTTTTACTCACTTACTTTTAGGAGATCATCCACATGGCGCTAGCCGATCCACAATCAATTACTGTTAACGCGGTGGCTCAATCGATGCCCCGCGTTCTGAATGAGGGAAGTCATTCCCAATATCAGAAATCCGACCTGACCTTTACCCTCGATATACGTCACACATCCTTCAAGAAAGATAAGAAGGGTCGTGTGAAATCGTTAATCGTGTTCACACAACGTGCGATAGTCCCTGACCCCCTTACGGCGGTCAATGACTACGAAACGCTGGTGTGGTCCGTCCAACTCGACCGCCCTGAGGCTGGCTTTACTGCCACTCAATGCGATCAGATGGTAGCGGGTTTAAAGACCTGGTTGGACTCAACTATGGTCCCGAAAATCTTTGGACGCGAATCTTAATTGCGCCAGAAGGAGGGAACTTTGAAGCTAAAAACTTTAGTCAAAAGCGTCTCTATTGTTAGAGATGCTCTTGTTCTCTTCGAAGAAAAGGGTGTCAGTATCGATCGCAAGATTGATACAGCTACTCAAACTTCGTCTTTAGCAATTCTTAGTGATATCCTGGCCATGCTAAATAAGCCGGGTCAGATATCACCGTTGCTAGAGATAGATTCGTCAAGAGTGATCAAATCACTCTCGTCTAGTCAGAAGAGAAACATCAAAGTCTTGAAAAGAAGTTAAGTCTTCTTTTCACCATGTTGAGACAGTTGATTGTTCGCGTTTGCGAAGGCTAAACCTATGTGGTTGGATGTTTTACCTCCTATGGAGGCTAACATGAAAAGCCACATAAGTGACGACCTAGAAGTGATTCGTAACATCTATCTAGATGTTTGCGAATCGTGCTCCACGGAGGTCTCAAATCGTGACCTTTTAACGATCCGGTCACGGGTCAAGACGCAAGGTTTTTCGTTTCTAACGATCACCCTGCCAAACTTCTGTTCAGACTTTGAAAAATGTCTGGATCAAAAGTTTATTGACTCAAAGTGTTTCCGGTTCTTCAAGAAACACCGAGCAATTCCTGCATTTTTGCAAGGGTTGCTCAGTCAAGTCTTCGACCTAGAGACAGGAAGGATTAACGATGATAAAATCATTAATTCCCCAGATAATTTCGCTCGTCTTGTTGCTGGCATTAGACAGCTTTGTCTTGCCTTCAAAAAGATTAAGCTTCCTTGTACCCCGTATCGGGAATACAAGGTACTGGAGAATTTCATCGCTACTGAACGCTCACTTGAGATGTTCTCGCTGCCGAGAGAAGATATTGAGGCGTTCCGCCTCGCATCTTTTATGGTCTGGAATCGTATCCTCAGGACTATACGTCCTTTGGACGCGACTCCACGCCATGGACCCGGCGCTACTTCCGAGCGGCTTTCCGGTAACGGAAAGTATTCTTGGAAGTATTGGCATGACCGACTTGAGCCTTATTTCCCTCTGTGCGGGTCTGCTTATTCTCCTTCAATTGGGGAATTTGCCGAACCGTCGGAGGAACTCAAGACCGTTACGGTGCTTGCCGAGGAAGAAGAATTACCCGTTAGGATAGTTCTTGTTCCTAAGACACTCAAGGCTCCCAGGGTAATCGCGATCGAACCTTGTTGTATGCAATATGCACAACAAGGACTCCGAAGTCTTCTTTACGAAGCTATCGAGTCTGATGATCTGACCGCTGGTCACGTTAACTTTCGTGATCAATCGGTTAATCAAAGTTTAGCGATTACTTCCTCGAACGACGGTCGATTAGCAACGATCGATTTGTCTGACGCTAGCGACAGAGTTCCTCTTTCGTTAGTAAAGGTCATGCTCGAATCGAATCAGGATTTTCTTGATTCGGTTTTGGCATGTCGTTCCAGGTACGCTTTGCTTCCATCTGGTGTCCTTTTTGGACCCCTCATGAAGTTTGCGTCCATGGGTAGCGCTCTTTGCTTCCCAATCGAGGCCATGTACTTTTACACTATATGTGTAATGGCCTTGGCTGAAGAAGCTCACCTTCCTATGTCACGTTCAACAGTAGAAATTGTTTCGCGTGACATTTACATCTACGGAGACGATATAATTGTCCCCGTAGCTGCTGTGGATACTGTTCGTGATTACCTCAAAAAGTACAACTGTGAGGTAAATGACCGCAAGTCCTTCTGGAATGGAAATTTCAGAGAGTCCTGCGGAGTTGATGCGTACTTAGGTAGAGATGTTACTCCTACCTATATTCGTACGGTTCAACCATCGAACAGGCGGCAGTCCTCTGAGCTCTTATCCTGGTGTTCTACGGCTAATCACTTCTTTCGTCGTGGTTACCTTAGGACATCTCAACATCTTTTTAGAATGATTGAGCGGTATCTTGGGCCTTTGCCCAGTTTACCTCAGGATTCTCAGGGGATTGGTCGAAACCATCCTTGGCCGGTCATTCCTCGTAAGAGGTTTAACCGTTCACTCCAGTGCCTTGAAATAAGGGTATGGATTCCAAGCCCAGTTTATCGCATTGATAAGCTGGAGGGTTTCGCTGCTCTAACAAAGTCTCTCTTGATTCTTGATCATCTTAAAGATGATCTGTCTCCTCGAGATCCTTTACATTTAGAGCGATCTGCACGTTACCGAGTCGTTGCTTTAAAACTCGGTTGGATTCCGGCTC